ATTTCGTGGGCGGACGACTCTGACGTTTGGATAACCCAAGAGGGCAGTGGAGATCACAATTCCTATGTTTATAATTCAATTTATGCCAACAACAATTCCACCAGACTGATCCAGAAGGGATCGGGAAACAAGGATGCAGACATATTCTGGTACAGCGGTTCCGATGACGGCGATGTTACGCTGACCCAACAGGGAAATGGAGAGCATACTTCACTTATAAAATTCTATACCGATGACTACGATGTGACCGTGGTGCAGAAAGGAGCCACCAATAAATCTTATACCGCAACCTTTAATTGCAGCAGCAACTGCGACAAGACAATAAGCATCACCCAAAGTGACTAAAAAGCGTAACCTGCTTTTTTCTTTCGCTCTGCTGGTTTTGCTCAGTGTTCCTTTGCTGTTTGATGCGACTGCATTGCAGGTACTCAGGCTCAAGACATTTGATGTGTTCGTCAACGAACAAAGTCCTTCCGGTAATTTTGTGGTGCTTAACATTACCGAAGAAGATGTAGCCAAAGAAGGCGGTTGGCCGTTTCCAAGGACAAGGTTGGCAGAAATTCAAGAAGAACTGATAGCCAAAGGTGTATTGGGAGTGGGTTGGGTTATCCTGTTTCCACAGGCAGATCGTTTTGGCGGCGATGCTGCGTTTGCCGAAGCTCTTGCCAAGGTGCCGTCTGTTATTGCAATGCCGGAATACGACAACGGGGTCTATCCAGAAACGCATGGTACTGTCGTTTTAGGGCCTGAAATCAATAGCTCAATAGAAGCCAAAGGGTTTTTGGAAAACATATCCGTCCTGAAAAACGCAGCGGAGCAAGGGGCGATTACTGCCAATGTGGATGTGGACAACTTGTTGAGAAGGATGCCGTTGTTGTTGATAACACCAGATGGCTGGGTTGCTTCATTTGCCACTCAAGTGTTAAAAGTGCTGACTGGCACAGACACATATCAGATTAAAACCAACAGTAATGGCATTGAAGCGGTGAGAGTTAGGCAATTACCGCCGATAAATACGGATAGTTTGGGCAGAAAATGGGTATCTTGGGTGAAAACCGAAGAAACTGATCTGGCAGAAATGAATGTACAGGACAAATTTGTTTTTATCGGGGTGACTGCCAAGGGCGTAATGCCACAGATTGCGACACCGGCAGGCTTGTTGGAACCGCACAAGATCCAAGCTGCCCTAGCTGAAAGTTTGCTGGTTCAGAACAGTCCCATGATTCCAGATTACAGGTTGGCTGTAGAAGTGCTGTTATTATTGTTACTGGGGCTACTTGTAGCGATTCTAAGCAATTATCTTGGGATCACATGGGGCATAACCTTGATTGGGGCTGTATGGGCTGGTACAGCTTATTTTGGAATATGGACAATTCAGCAGGGAATGCTTATCGATGTTACCTATTCTCTTGTTTCCAGTTTTTTTATTGCCAGTACAAATTTTTATCTTAATTTCAGGACCCAATACAAGTTAAGGCAACAGATCAAGAAACAGTTTGAGCATTATCTTGACCCAAGGCAGGTGAAGAAATTGCAGGAAAACCCGAACCTGCTGAAGCTGGAAGGGGAGCGGAAGATGGCGACATTTCTTTTCACCGATGTCAGGGGCTTTACTTCCATGTCGGAGAAGCTGAACCCAGAAGAGGTCACTGAAATCATTAACATAGTCCTGACACAACAGGTTTTGGCTGTGCAAAAATATGGCGGTATGGTAGATAAATTTATCGGGGATGCAATGATGGCTATATTCAATGCACCCATTGACCTGTTTGACCATCCAAACAGTGCAATCAGTGCAGGCATAGAGATAATAAAGAACATGAGAATAGCCAACGAAGAACTAAAAGACCGGGGCATCGACCAGCAGATAAAGATAGGCATTGGTATCAATACAGGCGAAGCGGTCATCGGCAATATGGGCAGTGATACCCGATTTGACTACTCGGCAATTGGAGATGCGGTCAATCTGGCTGCACGTTTGGAGTCAGCAACCAAGGAAGTTGGAGTGAATATTTTGGTCGGTCATGCTACGATAGAACGCTCTTATTATTCTTTTATGGAGCTAGAGCCTATAAAGGTAAAAGGAAAACAGGATGAAATAAAAATCTATACTTTGGAAAATAAAGGAGACTATTATGGCTATAGGTTTAAGTAAGTGGTTTAAGGAAACCTTTCTTGGAATCGAAGAAAAAACGGTTCGTTCAAGAGACAAAAAAGGGAAATATGTCGGTGACGACAAGTCCACTCCAAATGTCAACGAGGCTTACACCACGGTTAATGTCCGTAAAGACAATCTAAAACCGGCACAAAAAAGAAGGCTTAAAAGACGCGGGATTAAATGAAGCTCGCTATTTTTCTTGGAATTGCATTATTGCTGGTGGTCTCTGCATTTGCGGGCTATCGCACGATCATGGTAGCAAAGATAGAGAAACTGGAAATTGAATTGCAGACCGCAATCAATAACCAACAAGTTCTTGAGAATACTATTCAAACGCAGAACGACCAGATCGTCAAAGCCTTGGAAACTGCCAAGAAAACCCAGCAACAAATCCAGAGCCTGAACACACGCTACAGCGAGTCTCAGGCCCAAGTAACAAATTTAAGAAACAAGTTTGCCAAGCATAATCTGGAAGGGATGGCTTTGGCAAAACCTGCATTGTTAGAGGGCAAGATCAATAAAGCCACTATCAGGGTGTTGGCAAACTTGACTGTAGTAACCAATCCAGACCAATTTGATGAAGAACTTACTGATACTGCTACTGCTTCTGTCAATTAATGGCTGTACTTCCCTTTCTCTTTTTGGAGAAAGAGGGGCGAAAGCCATGGTCCCTGAAACAAAACCAGTGGAAGTTATAACCGTTGCACGAACCGCGCCTATTTACCATCCACCATTGCCAGAGCCGATTGAATCAGCGTCCGTGGAATGGCGGATACTTTCTCCTGATATAATGCAGCAGTATCTGAATAACTTGGAAACAGGCGACGAACCAATGGTCGCGTACTATGGACTGACTTCACAGGGATATGAAAATCTTTCCATGACAATGGGAGAAATTACCAGATATTTAGAGCAGATATTGCATATTGTAGGTTATTATAGGGAATTGGACAAAAACGAGGAAGAAGAGGAGAAATAATGCCTTTGACAAAATACAACTTCAAGCCCGGAATTGACCGAGAAGGCACCGATTTCAGTAATGAGGGTGGTTGGTTTGATGTCAATTTGGTCCGTTTCAGAAAAAGTTTTCCAGAAAAAATAGGTGGGTGGATCAAGGAACAGGTTTCAACCTATCTGGGAACAGGGCGTGCTTTGCATGCATGGGTAGCCCTTGGGGGCACTAAATATTTAGGGCTGGGGACTACTTTAAAATATTATGTTAAAGACGGAAGCAGTTTTTATGATGTGACCCCTATCAGAGAAACCACTGCTGCCGGGGACATTACTTTCGCCGCTGTAGATGGCGACGCTACTTTAACTATCACAGATGCTTCCCATGGGGCAAATCAAAATGATTTTGTCACTTATAGTGGCGCAGCGACTTTAGGGGGTTTGATTACAGCCGATGTATTAAACCAAGAATACCAGATAGCTACGGTACCAACTTCCAATACTTATACCATTGAAGCCAAAGATACCGATGGCGATGAAGTAACCGCAAACGGCAGTGACAGTGGTGATGGCGGTTCCAGTGTGGTTGGTGCATACCAGATTAATGTAGGTTTGGACGAGTATGTTGCAGGATCGGGCTACGGAGCAGGTTTATGGGGCGAAGGAGCCTTTGGTGCTGCCTCGGCTCTTGCTTCCAGCAATCAATTAAGGCTTTGGACACACGACAATTTTGGCGAAGATTTGCTTATTAATCCAAGGGCAGGCGGTATTTATTATTGGACAGAGGACAACGGAACCAGTGTCAGAGCTCAGAGCTTGAGTGATTTAAGTGGGGCTAATCTGCCTCCCCTCTATGCACTTCAGGTTATAGTCAGTGACATTGACCGCCATGTTCTTGCTTTGGGTTCCGATCCGCTTAATGCAGCGGGTGCTGAACGCACAGGTGTACTTGATCCAATGTTTATTTGTTGGTGTGACCAAGAAGTAGTCACAGAATGGGAACCTAAATACACCAACACGGCCGGATCACTGCGACTTTCCGCAGGCTCCCAGATTGTTGGCGGTTTGCGTTCACGGCAGGAAACACTGGTTTGGACTGATGATGCCCTTTACAGTTTGAAATTTATTGGGCCTCCTTACACTTTTGGTGCCAATTTGATCAATCAAGGGGTGGGACTGATGGCTCCCAAAGCTGCGATCAACGCGCCGCCGGGCGTTTTCTGGATGGATCGTTCCGGTTTTTATTTATATACCGGTTCTGTTGCCCGGGTTCCTTGCGGTGTACACAGTTACGTTTTTGATGATTTGAACCAAGGACAGTCTTTCAAGATTTTTGCTTTCCTTAACCGGCAGTTCAATGAAGTGGGCTGGTATTATCCTTCCGGCAGTTCCACGGAAATCGACCGCTTTGTAACCTATAATTATCAAGAGCAGGTTTGGTCTTATGGCATTCTGACCCGATATGCATGGCTTGATGAAGGGGTGCAACCTTTTCCACGGGCCACGGGCACCGACACTTATAATTATATCTATAAACATGAAA